ATATATTTTGATGGAGCACATTTGTACCATCTACCAGCAGATAAGGTAACGATACATACTGACGATAAAACTTATATATCAAAATACGAGTTTGATTCGTCTATTGAATACTCAGTAAATGAGATTATTCATATTAAAGAAAACAGTTTTAATTCTATTTATAGAGGAGTACCAAGATTAAAACCAGCATGGAGAACTATGCAGTTACTTGGAAGCATGAGAAAATTTCAAGACAACTTCTTTAGAAATGGAGCAGTTCCAGGATTAGTACTTAAGAGTCCTAATACACTTTCTGAGAAAATTAAAGAAAGAATGTTACAAGCCTGGAGCATGAGGTATAATCCAAACACAGGAGGGAGAAGGCCTCTTATCTTAGACGGTGGTTTAGAAGTATCACCAATGTCAGAGATAAATTTTAAAGAACTAGACTTTCAAGAATCAATTAAAGCAAATGAAAAAATAATTCTTGAAGCTATGGGAATACCACCAATACTTATGGACGGTGGTAATAACGCAAACATAAGACCAAACCATAGACTATATTATTTAGAAACTATACTACCTATAGTTAGAAAAGTAGGTTATGCGTTTGAAAGATATTTCGGATTCAAACTTAATGAAGATGTAACAGGTATTCCTGCTTTACAACCAGAATTAAGAGACCAAGCAGCTTATTATGCTACACTTGTAAATACAGGAATTATAAGTGCAAACGAAGCAAGAGAAGCTTTAGGTAAGGATCCAGTAGACGGATTTGATGAACCTCGTGTTCCTGTAAACTTAGCAGGTTCATCTGTAAATCCAGAGGAAGGAGGGCGTCCAGAGGAAAGTTCTCCAATTGAGGAAGAATAATATGACAAAAAATATGATGTTAAAAGCTGTTTCAGACTTTTTTGCCGAAAAGGGCGTAGAAAGTATGGATTTAGCTACTTATAAATCCTTCGGAAGTGATGTTCCAGTCAAAGACTATTTGCTCAGAAGAGCATTTGGTTCATGGAATAGAGTACTTTCCGTAGTAAAACATCGACATCCTGTTATAGTACCTGTCGAAGAGCCTGTAGTTGAAAAGAAAGCAACTCCAAAGGCTAAGAAAGAGGTCAAGAAAGATGTCGAATAAAACTAAAATATTTCATTGGACTAATACCTTCAAAACTTTAGGTGAAAATGAAGATGGCGGTATTGATATTAAAGGTTCTGCGAGCACAAACGCGCTAGATAGAGCTGGAGATATTATAGAACCGAATGCATGGACAAAAGGTGGATTGGAAAACTTTAAAGGTAATCCAATTATACTTTTTAATCATGACTATAACAAGCCTATCGGCAAAGCAACCGGTTTAGAAGTAACTGATTCAGGCTTGGATATCTCTGCAAGAATATCTAAAGCAGCTGGAGAAGTGAAAGATTTAGTTAAAGACGGTGTCCTTGGAGCCTTTTCCGTTGGTTTCAGAGTCAAGGATGCTGATTATATGACGGAAACTGACGGATATAAAATCAAGGACGCGGAACTATTTGAAGTGTCCGTCGTATCTGTTCCTTGTAACCAAGGCGCTACCTTTTCAGTAGCAAAATCCTTTGATACAATGGACGAATACGAAAAGTTCAAGAAAAACTTTATTAAGGCTAACTCAGAAGAAACAGCAGACGCTGTGAAAGTTGAGCAGCCAAGCGGGGAGAAATCCCAAAAAAATGGAGACTGATATGTCAGAAGAAAATAAATCTCCTGAAGCCGAAAACTTCGATCTTGACTCATACGCAAAAGATGTAGCTGAAAAAGCAGTTGCAGAATATGCTATGAAGCAAGCTGAAGCAAAAGCAGCAAACGAAAAAGCAGAAGCTGAAGCCGCTGAAAAAGCAGCAGAAGTTGAAGCTGAAGAAAAGGCTGTTCAAGAAGCTAAACAGGAAGAACACAAGAAACTTGTGGAAGTTGGAATATCAGGCGCTGAAAGACTCATGGAAGATGTCGAGAAGAGAGTCAATGAAAAACATGAAGACTTAGGAAAAGTTGTTAAATCTCTTGAAAAAGAGTTGGCAGAAAAATCCGAAGAAATTATGTCTATCAGAGAATCAAAAAGAATCTTCTCAGACAGAAAGGGTCAAGGCGACTGGAAGAAAGCCTTCGAACAAGACATTGTTGATGCAAAATTTGCTGGTTTAGCGACTGGTAAAGGTTGGAATAACGACTATGCAAAAGGTGTAATGGAAAAAGTTAATGCCCATTCAGGTATTGACGTATCTTCAGCAGACTTTGAGCAAATCGTTTCAACAAATGTAGAAAGAGATATTCAGAATGAATTGGTGTTAGCACCTCTATTTAGAGAAATTCCAATGAGTTCCGCGAATATGATTATCCCAATCCTACCAGATGCTGGTTACGCTGAATTTACAGGTAACGCACAAGCATCAGGTTCAGCCCCTCATGGTAACTTAGACCCAAGAGGTGACGCATATGATCCTGCAAATGGTGCTGGTATTGTGATGACTGAAAGAACTCTTTCAACAAAGAAATTAATTTCACAATCATACTTAGGTAATGAAACTGAAGAAGATGCAATTATGCCAATATTACCATTAATTAGAGAATCAATGGTTAGATCTCATGCTCGAGCAATCGAAAATGCTGTTCTAGCTGGTGATGACGCTGATGGTGCATTTGGTACTTCAGGTGCAGCTTTTGAAGGTTTACTTCACCTAGCAAGAAATGACTCAGACTATACACAAAGTGCTACTGCATTTGCAAGTGACACTGTTACAGCAGCTGAGTTACTCGCGTTGAGAAAAAACATGGGTAAATATGGTGTGAACCCAAGTGAAGTCGTGTACATCGTTTCACAAAGATCATACTTTGAATTATTAGAAGATGCTGAGTTCCAAGATGCTAACCTTGTTGGCGACATGGCAACTAAAGTAAATGGTGAAATCGGACAAGTGTTCGGTTCAAAAGTCTTACTCTGTGATGAGTTTGCAACACCAGCAGTATCTAAGTTCGCAGCAGTAGCTGTTAACCCAAGAAACTTTGTAATGCCAAGATTAAGAGGTGTTACAGTTGAGTCTGACTACGAAGTTGGCAACCAAAGAAGAGTCCTAGTGGCTTCTCAAAGAATTGGATTTACCGATCTAATCGATGGTGCTACAAGTAAGTGGGCATACATGTACAAAGCTAGTTAATAGCTAACAGATTTGGAGGGGAGCGATCCCCTCCAATTTTAAAGAGGAATTATGGCAAATTTAGTATCATTACAACAAT